AGATCTACACTAGATCGCTCGTCGGCAGCGTCAGATGTGTATAAGAGACAGAGACGGACATTTTTCCCCAAATGTCCGTCTACCACGGACACGAAACACCCTGTCCACGGCTGGCGGACACGAACATTCGTTCTGTTTGATGTCAATTAGTAAATATGGAGAATTTTAGATGTTATATTGCTACTATTTTTGTGTATTATGCCGACTTGACAAATTAGAGATTTTGTGAAACACGAACACTCGTTCGAGATGTTCGCCACTCAAAGACAAAAATGGCGATATGTGTTTTTCAGGAAAAGACACTACTGCCCTCTCTCACCGCCCGTATGGGGCATACATCGAAAAAAGTGTCCTCTGGTGGAGGACACTTAATTCTTGCGCTTTAATGCGGTGAAGGGTTAAATTGTAAAGTAAAAATATCTATGATATAATAAAAGCTATAAAGGAGGTGTGGAAAATGTCAAGAATGTTAATGGCTCTTTCGTTATTTATTTACGCTATAGCGTTACGTGATTTAGTAGTGGTATTGATGAGCATATTTTTTATAGTTGATGTTTTAACGGAGGATTGAATATGGTTGATAAATCAAATTTATATACTTTAAGCGTGAAAGCACGTAATGACGAGAAAGCACGGAAAAAATTGATTGCAGAAATAAATAAATTAGTAAAGGAAACAAATAAGCGTTTACGCACTCTAGAAAAAGCGGGAATAGAAACCCAAGCTTCTAAAGTAGCGCAATATCGTCTTGACGTCTTAAGACCGCCCCGTGTAAATACTAATACCGGTGTCATAAGAAAATACACTAGATTCAAAACCATAACAAAAAAAGATGTATTATCTAATAGAGAGCTACGTAATTTAGCAATGTATACTGCTAATTTTATTAACTCTAAAACCTCTACTATTGAAGGGTATAACGAGTCTAATGAAAAACGTATTGCAACATTTGAAGCAAAATATGGAAAACGTGTTAAAAATAAAGAAGCTTTTAACGAATATTTGAAAAGTGCAGGTTTCGCACGTTTGGTTGAAATAGATTCAGATCAAGCTGTGCAGACTGGAATGGATAACGTTGAAGATTTGGAAGATGTCGTGTATATTGACGAGTTATTCAAACGGTATGATAGAGGTGAAATAAAATATCAACAAGACCTTATTGACGAGTGGGTAGCATGTGGAGAAAATAAACATGAATTACCTTTTGATTAATGGAAAACGTGAAAAATATTATAATGTGGATAATATAGAATGTATGAATTTAACAGGATTTCCTACTGTGAAAAAACGTGGACGAGCTAAAAATCCGGTTATATATTATAATATTGCGAACGCTTTTGACATTGAAACAACTAATGTCAAATCGGATAAACCATATGCGTTTATGTATCACTGGCAATTCTGTCTTAACAATGATATCGTTATATTCGGCACTACATGGGAAGAATATATAAGACTATGTGAAGTATTACAGAAAAAATTAGAGTTATCTGATAGCAAAAGATTGATTGTATATGTTCATAACCTTGGATTTGAGTTCCAATTTTTATGGTCACAACTCCCAGAAGTGAAAGAAGTATTCGCACGTAAAAAACGAAAAGTGCTTAAATTTTTATCAATGGGGATAGAATACCGTTGTAGCTATATACTCTCAAATATGTCACTTGCTAAATTTTGTGAGAACTCCGACGGTGTAACGCATAACAAATTGATTGGTACATATGATTATCATAAATTTAGATTACCTACCACCGCTACTACTCCGCATGAATTACGATATGACTATAATGACGTTAAGGGTTTAACTGAATGTATCGCATATAGAATGAATGAATATGATTTAGCTAATATGCCCTTAACATCAACCGGTTATGTTCGTAGAGATTTTAGAAAAGCAATGTTGAGCAATCCAAAAAATAAAGAACTTGTGAAAAAGCTATCACTTAACAAAACACTCTATACAATGTTGCGTGAAGCGTTTAGAGGTGGAAACACACATGCTAACGCTATATATGTTAATATGACTATGGAAAAAGTTAGAAGCTTTGATATATCATCATCTTATCCTGGTGCTATGATAATTGACAAATACCCAATGACACCGTTTATAACGGCAAATCCGAATAAATTTAGCGAAATTATTAAGTCGGTAAAATATGCAATGTTATTTAGGGTAAGATATACAAATATTACATTTATTGCAGACCATGGTATACCATATATACCGGTATCAAAAACAAGAAATAGTAAGGATATTGTTAATGATAATGGACGTGTATTATTTGCTAAAACAATAGAAATGACAATAACTGATATAGATTATAAAATAATCGCTAATGATTACATATATGAGAATGTTGAAGTCAGCAATATATACATATCTAAATATGACTATCTACCGAATGAGTACCGCAACGAAATAGTTGAATATTTTAGACAAAAAACAACGCTTAAAAATGTTGACGGCAAAGAATATGAATATATGAAAAGTAAAAACCGTTTGAACTCTGCATATGGAATGATGGTAACTGACATATGTAATGATAATATCACTTTTTCACAAGATGGTGAATGGGGTATAGATATAACAGATGTAGATGAAATGCTAGAAAAGTATAACAAAAATCCTAAAACATTTTTGGCGTATCAATGGGGGGTATGGGTTACATGTAACGCTCGAATGAGATTAGAGCGTATGTTACATATAGTCGGTGATGATGTTATTTATACTGATACCGATTCCATAAAATTTATAAATGACCATGATAATGATTTTGAAAGGGAGAATGAAAAAATAAAAGAGTTAATTGCTAAATGTGGTATTACTGCTACTATCAATCATAACGGCAAAGACTACAATATGGGTATCTGGGATTTTGACGGAGATTATAGTTACTTTAAGACACTTGGAGCGAAAAAATATATATCATGTAACGGCAGTAAAGCAACTGTGACGGTTGCCGGACTTAACAAAAAGCTTGCATCTCTTTATATCAATGGTCTGGCAAAGCGCAAAAAGATTAATCCATGTGATTTATTTACAACCGGTATGATATTCGAGAAAAGCTCTGGCAGAACAACCGCATTTTATAATGATGTTTCACGTGAAACATTATCGCTAGGTGGTACTACTTTTATAAGTGGTTCAAACGTTGCAATTATGGAAACAACATACATTTTAGGAGTTACAGAAGAATATGAAAATATTTTTAATAAAATTCAAAAAAAGTGTTGACAAATTGATAGAAGTGTTATATTATATACTTACAGAAACAAATAAGTGTTGAACAGATGCCAACGAGAGAACGGAAGTAACCATCTTTTCCAATAGCCGTAGGAAAACAGGGACGGAAGATGCGGGATGGTGAAAACTAAGTGTATCGTGAATCTACACTGGGAGGGTGAGGCGGTTCAGCACTTAAAAAAGGAGAATAAAAAATGACAAACAAAGAAAAAAACAAATTACAGAAAATTGAGTTAGATGCATGGAATCGCTATGCATGTGCGGAAAATTCATGTACTGACAAGAATTGGGTTGATTGTTGCAGACATAATTGGTTTGGTGTTCATATGGTTCTTGAAGAGTTAAATATACATCCGATATATGGAGAAGAACGGTTATGTCTTAACAGAGTATAATAGAGATTAGACGGTAAATGTAGATATTATTACATTTAATCCAATAATATAAATGACCAAATGTAGGGTAGCAACCTAAAAACAGCTAAAAAACATTATCAATAAGGAGGATTAAAATGGTAACTAGAACATTCAAAATGATTGAAAGAACTTGTCGTGTATACGACAAAGTTAGCGGTGAAATTAAAGAAGCAATATTTACTGCAAAGACTACGGATAAGAAATGGCAGTCACATATCACAAAACAGGGTTATACTTTTCTTGATGTGATTGAACAGCATGAAGTAATCTATAAACTTGGAATGTCTGATGATGATTTTTTCAGACTTGCAGAAGTAATCAAATAAGATAGGAGAGTATAAAGATGGAAAACACATTTAAAACAGAGATTAATTATTGTAATACGGAGCTTACTGTAAAGGAGAAAATTAAGTTCAAAAACTTAAATGACAGTATTGCTATTAATACGCTTGAAAATGGCACAATATTGACCGTTGACAAGTGGGGCGTATTACAGATCCACAATGGAAAACTTGATGAACCAGATTATCAGAATGTTTTATTAGTGACACCGGAAGGAAATAAATATCACACTTCATCTAACTCGTTTTTTATGGCGTTAAGTGATATCCAGTCCGAACTTGATGAAGCAGGAGAAAAAGGAGCTTTTGACATTAAAATTGTCAAGAAGCAGTCAAAGAACAACTCCGGTCAGTTTATCACTTGTACATTGGCATGATAAAATGGTATGACATAGAACAAGACATACTTAAGTATGATATGACATTCAATTTTATATTTGGTGGACGTGGAATAGGAAAAACCTATTCCATGCTCAAATATTTAATCGAAAATAAGATACGTTTTATCTATTTACGAACGTATCAGACGGAGGTTGATTTATCAACCACACCGGAAACGAACCCATTTAAGCGCATCAATGTTGATATGGAATGTAATTATCATTTTAACAAAATAACTAAGGATGTGACTGGAATATATGATACTGATAACATGTTATGTGGTTATGCAGTAGCATTATCAACATTCGCTAAAGTTAGAGGAGTTGATTTTAGTGATATTGACTTCATATTGTATGAGGAGTTTAACACTTCAATCAGACCACTCAAAGCACAAGGCGAACTGTTTTGCAACATGTACGAAACGGTATGTCGTAACAGAGAATTGATAGGTGAAAAACCGGTGAAGGTTGTATGTCTTGGAAATGCGGTAAGTATTGGAAATCCGATAATGTCCACATTTAATCTAGTGGCTGATTGTGAAAAGATGCTAAAATGCGGTATCGAAACAATAGTTGATGACGATAGAGGTATAGCCGTTCAAATTGTTTCTAATAGCAGTGTTTCAGAAGCTAAAAAAGAAACATCGTTATATAAAGCAATTAAAGGCAGTAATTACTATAACCATAGCGTGGAAAACACATTCATAAATGACAGCTTTTTTAATGTAAAAAAACTGAACATCAATGAATATAAACCACTTGTCAAATATGACGATATCACTATTTGGGTACATAAAACACAATATCGTTATTATGTCTGTAAAATAAATGCAAAATGTAAGGCATATAATGCCGATACATTCGATTCATTTACCCGAATTTATGGCTCGTTGTTGCGAAACGCTAACACTGATTGCGTGATATTTTACAGCGACTATGAGTGTAAAATCTCGTTCATAAATTTGTTATATTAGTTAATAATGGGGAGACCGTGGACAAAACACCCAGAAGGTGTGCGGATGCCTATGTCAGCTATGTGATTAAATCACTCTCCCCACTATTATATATGTTTCACGTGAAACATAGGAGGTAAAAAAATGGCGGAAGAATACAATATTGACGTTACCGGTTTAACACCGGAGTTAGCAGACCAGATAAAAAAATTAACTGATGATTATAAGCAAACAACTGCTAATTTGTCAGCAATAACCGAAAACTACAATAAAAAAGAGGAGGAATTAAAAAAAGCTAAAGAAGATATAACAGCACTTAAAGCGGCTAACATGGCACTTGCATTAACTGGCGGTGTTAAAAAACAGAGTGCGGAAGAAATATTGTCGAATATGTTTGACTTAGGAGGTAAATAAATGAATGATGTTGTTAGTATTATTTCAACCGTAGGTTTTCCGATTGCGGCTTGCGTGGCAATGGGGTATGTATACGTAAAGGAAATTGCTGGAATGAAAGACAGCATTTCAAAATTGGATAAGTCTATTGAAATTCTTAATGAACATTTAGGTTGTTTGAACAGAGGTGGAAACGATGAAAATTAGCATTCATGCCGGTCACGGAAAAGAAGGAACAAGGGCACATGGTGCAGTTGGCTATTGTGATGAATCCAGATATGCCAGAAAAATCATTGAAAGCATGAAAAACCGATTAGACGGTAGAGTTGCATATAATGATTGTACATATAACGGCAACAAATACAGTCAGACTGAAATACTTGTAAGCTTGGTTAGAAAAATCAATAGCTACAATCCAGATTTTGCAATTTCTATTCATCTTAATGCATCTAATGACGTTACTGCCAACGGTGTTGAGTGTTTAGTACACCCAAATACAAGTAAAGACAATTATAATAGAGCGGAAAAGCTTGTTAATGATTTATCTGTCACATTTGGCTTTATTAACAGAGGGGTAAAGAAACGTAGTGATTTATACATTTTACGAAAAACAAAATGTCCAGCTATTATAATTGAAGTCGGTTTTTGTACAAATTTACATGATAGTAAAATTATCATGGAAAATTATGAAACAATCGGATATAGAATTGCAGACTTGCTAACCAATACAGACAGTAAACGGTATACGGTAAAGGTTCATAATATTGATGAGAATACCGCTACAAAATTAACAGATATCGCATATAATGCCGGTGCAGTATATCAGAAGGAGGAATTATAGTATGGCTTTTAGCACTGAACAAATTTATAATTTAGTAAACGCTGTTACAGCACAGTCAATCGGAACGAATGCATTGACGGTTGTTGATGGTTCAACGCTTGTATCACTTGGCAATATTATCTTGTCAAGTCAGCAAAATACAGAAGCATTTCTCGAAACGTTAGTACAGAGAATCGGTATAACAATTTTATCATATAGAGCTTACAAAAATAAGCTTGACTATATGGTATTAGATAATTTTACCTATGGTGCAATTTTACAGAAGCTAAAAGTTGATATGCCGGATGCAAAAGCCGATGATATGTATAATTTAGTTGACGGGCAGAGCGTTGACCATTACATCGTTGCTAAGCCAAAAGTCAAACAAAAATTATTCGTATCACGCACACCTTATAGCTTTTATATTACAATCCAGCGTGAGACGCTTAAAGAAGCCTTTACAGGTGAAACGGAGATGTCAGGTTTTATCGGTTCAATTTTTGGTGAGGTGCGTAATAAAATTGAGCTTTCGTTAGAAGATTTAGGACGTGTATGTGTTGCTAATATGGTAGCTAATAGCGGTGCACGTGAGGTTAAGTTAGTAACAGAGTTCAATGCAGAAAATGATGCCGCCGAGGCAGTAACCGCCGCTAATGCTTTAACTTCAGAAAAATTCTTGCGTTATGCAATTTCGCGCATTAAAGAAACGATGGACGGTTTCACCGATATGTCTACATTGTACAATGATGGAACAACTACACGCCACACACCATATGAGGAGCAGAGATTGTTGATTCTGTCAAAACTGGAACGGAGACTTGAAACGGTTGTTCAATGGGCGGCTTTTCATGAGGACTATGTAAAGTTAAGCGGATACCGAAAACTGAACTTCTGGCAGTCAGAACAGACCCCGGATAGTATTAAAATTACACCGGAAACAACAACCGGTAAAGGTGAAGAGGTGACAATCTCCGGTATTCTTGCAATACTGCATGATAGAGACGCACTAGGTATCTATAAGATTTATGAGGATATCGCAACCACACCAATTAACGCACGTGGAATGTATTACAATACGTTCTGGCATGAAAAACAGTTATGGTTCAATGATTTGTCTGAAAATTTTATTTACTTTACACTTAACTAGGGTAATATTATGGAGATAATTTTATACAAAACAAGTAAGAAAACAAATTCAACAAAAATTCCAGACGGAGGTGTAACGCTTAACAGCGTTACCCTCAAGAATGGATGTAATATCTTAAAACCTGTTTTCATGTTATCGTCAGATGATAATTATTTTAAGGATACGATTACGGAAATAGGTTTCCAAGATAAATATTATTTTGTTACAGATATTAAATCTGTACGCAATAATTTATGGGAAATATCTTGCGAAATAGATGTATTAGCAACGTATAAAGCAGAAATTATCGCTAATAAGTGTTTAGTTGAATTTGACGAAACAACAAACACTACAATAGTAGATAGCAGATTGCCGATAAAATCAACTGTATCACGTTCTGGAAATATTGTCAGTATGCGTGATATCATGCGTGAGGGTGGTACATATTTACTTGGGGTAACTGGTAAAGGTTCAGTTGATACGTTTGCTTTTACAAATATTGAAACAATCAATGCAATACTTGACAGCGTAAACGATTGGGCAGACGGACTTTATGCATCACTTGATCCGGCTGACATACCTGGCATCGTAGATGCTATTGTGGTAACTGGCAAGCAGATGGTTACACAAGGTAACGCAATAAACAATATACGTTCTTGTATATGGATACCTTGGGCTATTACTAACGGTGTGGCTGTTAAGAATGTAACATTGGGAAATTATGAAACAGGCTACACTGGATACAGTATCACTCGACGGACTGTCGACCATGTGTATAGGGTGAAAATACCGTGGCGGTTTAGTGACTGGAGAAATAAAAGCCCATATACGAGCATATATCTTTATATACCTTTTGTTGGTTATATACATTACAGTTCTGACGAGCTTATCGGAATTGACTCACTTACTATTCAATTTAGCATAGATAGGGTTACTGGCGCAATATCGGCAGTTGTTAAAACGGGTGAATATATTATTGGAACATACGGTGGAAATAGTGGTATTGCTATTCCTATAGGTTCATCAAATATCAATGCATCCCAGACAGTTGGATCAATAGTTGGAGCAGGTACAGCATTGGTTATGGGAAATTGGTTAGGTGGTGCTTCACTTGTTGGGTCAGCTTTAACAAGTATGGCAACACCGTTAAGCACAACAATAGGTTCGTTTGGTAATGGTTCTGGCGCAACACAACCGGAAGCGATAGCCTGTTATGTGTATACGCATGATATACCAGATTTACCAAACAGCTATGCACCTATCATTGGTACACCTACATATAAAGTTAAAGAGTTATCAACTTTAGCCGGATTTGTTAAGACGGGTAACGCTAGCGTGAGTGTAAACGGTGCAACATTTACAGAAATAAACATGATAAACGGATTGCTTAATGGAGGTGTATACATTGAATGATATATCGTTACAAGATTTAATAGCCAGATATAAAGGCGTAAATCCGAAAAGCGTTGTTGGAATGGAAGTTCTTTCAACTCAACATTATGTTGACACTTTATTGAAAAAAATATACGGTGTTTTTACTATTGAGGGTATGCCAAATAATTGGGAATATGACTACGTGTTATCACATTTATTTATTGACGGTATTGTGGGCATAACTGACACAACAGTTGGTATTGTACCATTGAAATGCGGTTTTTGCGGAAAATTGAATATCTATGACCGTATGACTCAACTGATATTTGCTATACCGGCACTTGGAGACAGCTTTACCAGAACGATATATGAGGATACTATGTATCTACATATAAACGGCGATTTTAGAGGTTGTATGGATTTAGTCAACAAATATGCCGTTCTACTAGCCATGTGTGATGCAAGTATCAATATCAATTTACTTAATAGTAGAGTAGCTTTTATTGGAGAAGCGGCAAATCAAAGTCAAGCTAAAGTGTTGCAAAAACTTTATACAAATATCAGTAAGGGAGACCCTTGTGTAGTATACCGCAATGCAGACAGCCAACATGGTATGTCTTGGTATTGGAATAATGTTAAAAACACATATGTCGCTAATGATATCTTGGATACGAAAAGACGTATAATGGCTGAATTTCTTACTGAAATAGGTATCAAAGTTAGCAACACTGAAAAGAAAGAACGATTGATATCTGATGAAGCTAATTCACAGACAGAAGAGAAAAACAATGCGATATATATTTGGAGAAAGAACCTAGAAGACGATATAGCTATTATCAATAAAATGTTTGGGTTATCGCTTAGACTGATAGTAAATGATAACGGAGGTGGTAATGATGACATTACTTGATATGTACCATTATGACAAAAATGTTTTGTCGCCTATCACAAATTATAGCTATAAGTATTTCAACGGTGTTGACTTTGTTAATTATTTACTTACTATATTTTCACTGACAGAATGTGGATATAACGAACCTCCGTTATTTGCAGAAATGTGTAATAATTTTATATCTGTGCATGATAAAGATATAAAGATAATTATTGACAGCATTGTGACAAGTGATAGCATTGATGTATCTAAATTTAGCTATACTCGAAAAAATGACACTAAAGGCAATAGCAGTGGAAATGGTAGCGGTACAGGAGAAAATAAAGTTAGCGCATTTAACTCTGATGAGTATCAACCTGATACAAACACGCGAACAAACAGTGAAACAAATACATCATACAACGATAGCAGAGCGGAAACATATGACGAAAATGTAAAAGCAAGCGAACGGCTAGAAGCGATAGAAAGACGTTTGCGCTTATATCGCAATAATGTTTATGTTACGGTTGCTGGCTGGTTCGCAGATGAATTGTTAATATGTGTATGGTAAGGAGGTGATAATATGGCTTTTACAACTTATGAATTTCCATACACAAGAGTGTATGACGGTGATTTAGGCTTTTTGATTAAAAAATATAAAGAATTGCAAGAAACTTATGACAGCTTGGTGGCTGATATTGCATATGTAAAAGACTTTGCGGAACATCTTGACGAGCGTGTAGCTAGCGCAATTAAAGAAGCTATGGATATATTCACAGCGCAAGTCAACGCTACTCTAAAAAGATATGATAGTCGTATTACAGATACAGAGACAAAAGTTGATGAGTTTCAGAAGATTCTAAATTCTTTTGCATCAGAGCTTTACAGTATGCGCAGATTGATTCTTGCGCTAGAACAGGAGTTAAAAACATATACAGACGTTGAATGTAATATTGTTTATGAGCGTTGCAAGCTGTTAATTGATGAATGGGCTAAAGAGTTACCGCCTGTAACTGACCCTACTGATGGTAAGACGGAAAATATAAATGTTGCTTTGCAACATATGTATGATTTTACGATTGATGGTATCACAGCGTTACAACTTGATAATCTTAATATCACAGCTAAAAATTTTGATGCTATGTCTATAACAGCTAAAGAGTTCGATACAAAAGGATATAAGATTTTAACGAATGATGGTAACATCTATATGTTATCTCCGTTCACAGGCAGTATTGATAATATTGTAAATGTTGTTAATGCTTTAGCACAATTACATATGACAGGCATAACAGCAAGCGTACTTGATAGCAAAGCTTTAACAGCGGAAAACTTTGATGCAATGAATATAACAGCGTTCATCTTTGATTGGCATAACCCAATTATCAATTTATAGGAGGTATTTACTATGGCTGGAACAATTAACACAACTAACTACAATTTTAAGAAATATGCACCGAATGATACAGTAAGCACGTTGCAGACGTTTAATGGTAATATGGATGCCATTGATAAGGCTATTAAAGAGAGAGCAGATGTTGAAACAGTACAGGGCGCATCTATTACAAAATTAGAGAACGGTCTATCTAATGCAAATGATGGAATTAACAGCGCAAATCAGACAATCAGTGCAGTACAGGTACAGGTTACAACAAATACACGTAATATTCAGAATGCAAACACTGAAATTGATACGCTAGATGCTAGAGTGCAGGCTTTGGAGGACGGAGGCAGTGCGATTGAAAGCGTTAATATTGCAACTGCATTCCAATATGCGATAGGATTTTATAAAATTTACAAGCAGGGAACACATTATTTTGGCACGGGTTATGGTTCTTATGGCAATGTTACCGCTTCAAATTTAATATCTGTTTCGAGTTGCGATAATATTGCACTAACAAGCGCAATAAACTTTATTAAGTTACTAAGTATTATCGGAAACCCATTTGGCTTAAATCCAAATATCGGGCATGCTATTGGTAACGCAATGGCTACACATATCATTTCAGAAGCCACGTCACCTGTTCCTGATTTTATTATTGCATTATATGATGGAGCTACAACATGGATTTGCTCAAGAGGTGAAAGCAATCTGTCAGCATACAATGTTATGATTAATGTTGACACTGTTTTATAATTTAACCCTTCACCGCATTAAAGCGCAAGAATTAAGTGTCCTCCACCAGAGGACACTTTTTTCGATGTATGCCCCATACGGGCGGTGAGAGAGGGCAGTAGTGTCTTTTCCTGAAAAACACATATCGCCATTTTTGTCTTTGAGTGGCGAACATCTCGAACGAGTGTTCGTGTTTCACAAAATCTCTAATTTGTCAAGTCGGCATAATACACAAAAATAGTAGCAATATAACATCTAAAATTCTCCATATTTACTAATTGACATCAAACAGAACGAATGTTCGTGTCCGCCAGCCGTGGACAGGGTGTTTCGTGTCCGTGGTAGACGGACATTTGGGGAAAAATGTCCGTCTCTGTCTCTTATACACATCTGACGCTGCCGACGAGCGATCTAGTGTAGATCT